CCACGCATCGTGTTCGACGCCGGTTTGGAACGCTCGATTGTGGAGACGCTTGTGGCATACGTCTTTGACCACTTGCTCTTCGAACATTGCGGACCTGCCAGTATAAAGGGCAAAGCGCGGAACGACAGGCTAGATGAAATCACGACTGAGCTCAGTGAGGGAGGGGAAGACTGCATCTTCGTCGAACTCGACCAAACAGGGTTCGACGGACATAATCGCATGTATGAACGCGTCGACTCGGGCTATGCCATGAACGAGGGTACGACGGTCGGCTTTTATTATGAGCTGTGTTCACTTTACGATCATGTCGCCCGCTGCATCGGCAAATCCGCTAACGACACCTGGCGCATGCTACAGGTCAGTCTAGGAGACGCCGAGAAGCCGGAGACGCAGATCCGCTTCAATGGGAGCACCCGCGGAGACAGATGCGGGCGGTGGAAAGCGATGGTGCAAGAACAGTACATGTTCTCGGGCAGAAAGATCACCTCTAGCGGCAACTTTCTTTGCGAACTCGGCATAGACTTATGTTGCAATGTCGGGAATCCGGAGGCGGTCTTTGAAAACGACCTGAAGACGTGGAACTGGCAGTTCAAGGGGTTCTGGCATGGGCAGGCAAAGAACAAGGAAATGGTGCATTACCGCACCTTCCTTGAAGGTGATGACCAGCTCGCCAGATGCTCACGGGCTATATCCGCACATGCTCCAGTCGCCGCATGGCTTTACGAGGATGCAGGTTTTGAGGTTAAACGCGTTGTGTTGGACGGCGTCAATGTGCTGCAGCGTGCAGAGTTCGTAGGGGTGCATATTGCCGTTCAAGCCGGCAAGACCACACCGGGAAGGTGGGTGCCAGACGTCGCTCGTGGCCTCATCAATAGCGGTGTTTATATTGGCACTCCAGGCGAAGATCCGCGCGTCCATGCAGCGAACAAGGCCATGTCTTTGCTTTCACGCGCGATATTTTTCGCGAAACGTTGTGCTCCGGCGGCCGCCTATTTACGCTCTTTGGCGCGTGATTGGGCGGTGCAAGCGGGCCTCGACGCACTAGCGCGAGCACGAGTCTACGGATACAAGGCGGAGTGCTGGGGTTATGACGACCTCGCCTACGATGCTTTGTCCAAGTACTATGAACGCGAGGAACGTGAGGCATGGTGTGTGTCCGACCAGATAGTTATGTTGTCGTGCAGTTTGCAACGTGAGGTTTCGGTTTCTGATTTTGCCCGTTTTTCAGGCAATGCGCCCGGTGTGAGGGTTAACACGCCGGCCATTGAAGTGCACGCTTGGCTCCCGGAGCCTTTCAGGGTGAAGTGCGCTTCCACCCTATAAATCCGGTAATGAGGTGTTTTTCGTTTTTTTGGCCGATTCGTCGGAACGCCAGAGGCCGGCTGGCCGCGTTGAAGCTTCGGCTTCCACGCAGCCAACTGATGAGACCCGGCGTGTCACAAATTGGGGTCGAAATGAGTACGGACCGCTGCCTAATGCGGGAATTAGGGGTCCCACCGGACCGTGGGCTTTGCTCATCTTTGCTTTTAATTCTTTCGGCTACTGTACATTGCATTAGTTATTTGGCGTTTGTGCACGAGATATGGTGCGCGCAGCTTCTAAGCAACCTCGGGTCGGCAAGAACGGGACACGTGCCCAACCTAAGGCCCAACCTCAACGCAAGAAGAAGGCTGCGACGAAAGGTAGGCAGAAGAAGGGAAATGGTGGATCTTTGCAGGCCATGGCAGCTCAAGTGTTCGATGCCAATCATCCGATGCATATGGCACTACCTATGCATGTCATGCCCTACGTGGTTCAGAGGTTTATCGTCAACCTTCAAGTCTCTCCTTCTACTACACCTGACAATTTCTCCTACGTTGTCTGCATGCCTAATGGTTTTGCTCCTGGGCACACGAACCAGTTGAACGTTGCTAATTCTACCGTCATGATTTCTGGTAACTCAGGCACTCTTCTCAGTGCTGCTGCTCGCACTAACTCCAGTGACCTCAATTCGTTGGCGGGCACTGGAGCCGAAGTCGCGTTCAGCGCTATGAGCGCCAGTATCCTATGTGACTCGTCTCAGAATGTTTCAGCTGGCAGGGTTTGGATGGGTCGTCTGAGTGCCCCTATTGAAAATTGGGGTAACAACAGCAGCACATTCGACACTGCTTTCTTACCGTTTATTAGTCGTCATGACGTGCGACCTTTGAGCTACCACGCCTTGTATGCTCCTAAGAAGTTGATTGCCGCTCCGTTGGATTTCATTCAATATGAGACTTTCCTTGGTGTGCAGGCGGCAACTTTGTCCCAGCACAACACTTCATGGAATGCTCTCACTCCTCTTGTCTTTGTGTTTTCTCACATGCCATCCGGGTCCCTTACGTCTTACAACATACGCCTCTCCTTGGAGGCAAGGGTCCGCTATCCAGTCAACGATTCTCGCTATTCTATGCACCAGAAACACAAGCCAACGTCCCAGGACACGTTTAACAAACTTGTTTCCGGGGCCGAAAGCTACGTCGGAGGCGTTATTGAAGAGACCACCCACGGGGTTATCCACAACCTCGAGCGCATTGGGAATCGCGCGGCGCATCGCGCTGTCGCTGGAATGCTCGGTTGAGCTTTTATTAACTGTAGTCGGCATAAAAATGCATAGAATTCAACCCATGCGACGCGCGACCCTATAAAAAGGCGGCATGGAAGAGTTCCCCAACTAACTAATGGGGTGGTGCTTTGGGAAGGCTCG